TTTCCTCTTCCTCATTAATTTTTCTTCAGTCCTTCGTAATGACCATTCTAAAAATCTGCTAAACCATCTACTCCATAAATTCTTCACTTGATGTCGTACTCCTGCACAGGGCTATTTATTTTCCAAACTCTTACACCATCTTTTTCCTTTCTGGTCACAGTAGAAAAATTACGTCTATGACTAATGCCCTGTCCTTTCAGTGGATAGGTGCATCTTCTAATTGAAATGGCCAAAGCATTAGCTTCGTTTCTATCTTTACAAAGGTAAGAATCATCTAGATTCATCATCTCTGCTATTTTTCGATATTCACTTCTTGCCGTGCTTACTGGTGCACTTATGTCTGTGTCAATCATAGATCCTCCATTTTATTCAACAGCCTGGTTAGATACCATATAGTTTTTCCAATGTCTTCAACATTAGCGTCTTTGTGATCCTCTCTATAAATATATTTAATTGAGTTACCCTTGCAGTACCCTTTAAACTCTTCCGGAGTTAGCATGGCTTCTATGATGTCTATACACTCAATAGATCCTTTCTTGTAGTGTGGTGGGTGATTTACGTTATCTGTCATCTCTTTTCTCCTGTAGCTCTGCTTTCACACAAAACAATTTATCTTCAGTTTCCTTGGTCATTTTCTTTAACCATGCTAAATGCTCTTCATACCTAGCTATTCTTTTGTTTATATCTTCACTCATTTAATTCCTCTCTATAAAAATTACCAGTGTCTAGATCTACAACGTTTGGTGTGTTGTATATACTCGCTGGTTTACCGTTTAATACTTTATGGTATTCTGTTAAATAATCAGACAGGTAGTTCCACCCTGCTTCCATGTCGGTGTGATTCATCTTAAATACTTTACTTGCATAAGGTTTTTTCTTTTCTTGTGCAACAAAGGCAAAGTCATGAACCTTAAAACCAGCCTTTTCAAAGCCACGTTTGTACCAAGCAGCTTGTAAATCATAAGAGTATCTTCTAACAGAGTTTGTAAAGCCTTTAACCGAACAATCAACAGTAGTTTTATAATCAACTAAGACTATTCCATTACTTGCATGTGGTTTCTCAAAAGGGTTTAAGACTACATCTGCTCTGGTTTTGCAAAGTAAATCTTGCTCATACCAGTATATAGACACCTCGTAGGGTGAATTAAAGACCTGTGGATACTCATTTTCTGGATTTAGATAAGCTTTCGACTCAGTTACTAAGCTGTTTCTCATGCTATATATGGTATCTTTGTCCTTCTCATTAATAACAGTAAGACCTCTATCCATACTTTCCTTCTTTAATAGCTTGTTAGCATTTGTCAAAAGTGATCCAGATAAACATACAACATCACTAAAGAATGCACTTTCTCCTTCAACAACAAGAGAGTGAGCAGCAGATCCAAAGTTCATAGCTGGAGTTGTCTCAATAACTTCCTCAAGAGAATGCAGTTGACTCTGACTAAATCTTCTTATGTTAGAGGAAGACAGGCCAGGGCTCTTATGATAATAAGCATTAGACAGGTTAGGAAAGTAGTAAGCATCGCCAACTACAACATGTTCTATCATTTGCAATTGTTCTGGTAATGCTTTCATGATGTCTCCCTTTTAGTTTTAGTAACTAGCTCTCTAACCCAACCCTTGCCTTCTTTTTCGGTAGGAGCAAAGTCAACTGCTAATTGTGTAAAAATAGTTATCCCTGCATAAACCACATACGGCAGAGGAAGATCCTTATTTGCTTTTTGAAGTGTGTCAAGTAGATCATAATAAAACTGATCGTATGCTTTTTCTTCTTTTGATACTGCTTTTGCTTTCATGATGCCTCCTGGTCTTTTACAGCTAATTCATCTACTGCTGACTGTAGTTCTTTAATAGCAACACCACACTGCCATAAGTGATAATTAATCTTATCTTGTTGTATTTGTTTTTCTAAGTCTTCCTTAGGTGGGTTTGTGTAATTGATTACCTCATCGATAATATCATTTACGGTTATTTCTTTCTTACTCATAATTACTCCTAATGTGTATAAGTTTGTATTCTACTTTAGATTATGTATAATGTCTACAGTTTTAATATAAACAGATTTACATAAAGTAAATTAATGGAGAGAAGTAATGAGTAGAACAAACGATTTGTATTGCATGATGAGGTTATCTTATGAACAGGCTGTAGACGATTACAACTGTAAGAAGGTTGATTCTGTGCTATCTGCATATAAGAAGTATCATGTTATTAATGTTGGTATGAGCAGTGGAGATCCACAGGGTGATATCTTGAATTTCTATGACGATGACAACAGACAAGAGTCTATGTTGTAGGGTAGGAATGTTTTTTACTATCGTGTTAAGATGCGATATGCCAAAGATTGTAGAAATTAAAGACAAGATGGCCGAGCCCTCACTTCAGGAAGTAATTTCCAGACTAGACTCTATGTTTGAGAACATGGTTTATAGAGGTGAGGACAAGGTAAATATTGTCTTAGCAAGTTTAAGTTTTTGTATCTCTCAGCTTAGTATAGAGTTCAGTGATAAAGAAGTTGCGAAGTTGGTTGATGAGCTTTTAGCACAATATATTGACAAATCTGCTAAGAAATAGATTATTGACAATTATTGACATAACTTCATGACAGCTATAAACATGATAAGAATGCACCTTTCAGGATTATTGTATTTTTTTCATTTTTGTCATTAGAGTGAGAGATAACTTATATAAATAAATGAGATAATACTTGACTAGATATACACTCTTCAAGTATCCTCACAATACACTTTAGGGTAAAGTGGGGGTAGGTATTACTAAAAACTTGCTTCTACTCTAATATGCGAAATATGGGATATAGAAAAAATAATTTGGAATATGAACCTATAATCTCTTCTGAGGAAGAAGCTCCCATTGAGTATTGCAATCTCGATAACTCACTAAACCGAAGACAAAGAAATTTTATTTGGATCTCGGTCAACAATCCCAGACTATCTTTAGTCGAATGCGCACACAAGGCTGGATATACAAGTCCTAGACAAGCCGCACATAAATTAATGAACAAGCCTCTTATTCGTAAAGAATATAACTATCTTATGAACCAGGCTAAGAAAAAATATGAACTGAACTACGACAGAGCCGTTCAGGATCTCTATGATATTCGGGACAAGGCAATGGAAGCTGGGTCTTTTAATGCGGCCATATCAGCCCAGAACGCTTTGTTAAAAGTCGGGGGCTTAATTGTAGATCGCAAAGAAGTTATGTTCGGCAAAGTAGATCAAATGAGTCGGGAAGAAGTAGAAACCAGATTAATTCAGCTCATGGGTAATGTTGTTGATGCTAGTCTGGAAAATAAAAATAAAGATCCAGATCCTGAATTAATTGATCCAGACTTTATTGATGGAATAACAGACAAAGAAGAAGATAAATCTATTACTGATCTTGATAGTGTGGTTGAGGAAAAGCCTAGTAAGAAGAAGTGGGAAAAGAAAGAAGAGGCATAAAATATCTATTGGAGAGTAATAAAAGAGAAGTAATACAAATAAATTAGTCTATGCCTCGAAAAAGATTATATGTTACTTATTTGGATTGTTCAAGAACTTGTCTAAAGCTCTAAATAAAGATTTGTAAGATCGAAACCAAGCTGTATGAATGAGCTTGTTGTCTTGGTAAGTCAAATAACCCACAGTAAAGCTGACATTATCAATATTATGGTATTGCTGTAAGTCATACTTTACGGGGTTGAAAGGTACTATTTTTATATAGTATTTATTCATCAGGAGCTACAGGCTCTGAGATAAAATAAACAATAATCATAATAACAATGGTAATTATAAACGCTGTATCAACTGACATCAGATACCTCCTCTAAATGATTTACCAATCTATCTAATCCACCACATATCCCTTCATACTCAACCATTGAATGGCAATCACCAACCCACTCTGTATCGTTTTTAATATCTTTTACAATATTTTTTATTTGCTCAATCGTTATCATGTTGTTACCTCTTTAAGTAGTTTTCCATTATTGTTATTTTGTCTTGCAATTTATGTAAATCATCTTCTGACACTTCGCTAGGCTCATCAAGGTAACAAGCAATAGTTATACTTGCTTCTTTGATAGCTACTACTAAGTCTGAGTATTCTACTTTTTGCCTTATATTATCCCAATTTCTTATGGTATCTATTGGGACAATAAACACTTTATCGCAAGAACCACAACTCCAAAACTCTGCTTCTCCACACTTGGTGTCGCAATCATAATCTAAATCTTTTTCCTTACATGATGGGCATTTCTCTATCATTATAAACCTCCTCTAAATAAATATAATAATGCTTGTAGTTTGCACTCTGATAAGTAATTCAAATGTTCTGGTATGTTTGTTCTATCAATCATGGTATTTCTTATTCATAT